TGATGATCTCTATCACCATCCCGCCCCTTGCGTGTGCTCTGCGTACGCTCACCTAGTCCCCAAACGAGGAAATCCTCGGATTACGGGTCGGATGGTCGGCTCCGGATGCGGGCACGAGGCGCAGGTGGGTTGGGCGAGGCAGTCGGCGTTGGGTTTTCTCGTTCCAGGCCCTAAAGAGGGTCGTAGTCAGGTCCCGTAGGCGATGCGGAACTGACGGTTGGGCAAGGCTTCTGGTGAGGCATGCTGACGGGTAGGCTACCCGGACTCCTGAGTTGGACCGCAGGTCCACCTTGCATAACAACCAACCGTAGTGTGGAATTCGCGTGACCAGGGCATGTCTTCCGCCATATTGTGTGGACAGGGACCTAATTGGGGTCCTCACATAGGCGGCACGCTCGCATTTACCGAGAGAAATAGGTGGGAAGAGTCGGCCCCGGTTGTACCAACCCCAAACCGGCCTATTTCTCGTGGGATAACGCCTGACTACGATGGCCTGGAATAGCCATCCTATCGGTTCATAGCAGCTCTTCGAAACCTAAAGAGCTGAGCCCCGCGGTGGCGCTGGCCATTAGTAGCTAGCGGGGAAGTTGGCGTGCCGGTTGATGACCAGCGCTAAGGCACGTCTAGCTGGCTGGCGGACTACCGCCCGAGTCTGGCAATTGCGTGTTTGCCAGGGATGGGAACCTAAACCCGGGGGCGCCCGTACGCAACCAGCTTGTCTACTCCCAGCGCGCAAGGGTAAAACGCGCAGGGTGCTCTTCGGGGTCCATGGATTGTGGACACTACGATGCGGACAGCCTCTTCGACAGGGGGGAAGTTCTGTTCGTTAACATGCCGGTCGGTGAGGATCTCTATGGTGATGGGGGTCCAATCTGGCTACGGTTTACTGTCGACCCGCGGGAGGAGGAAATGCCAGAAACCCGGGAGGACGGATCTCACCTCTTCAGCCAGGAGAGGGTGAGATTTGCACCCAGATACCGGGCACCTTATTTTGATGAGGTGCCCGATGGATGGGAGCATCCGGTGGAACAGCCGGACGGAGTCTCGGGGGCACGGCGGCCCCGCGTCAGAATGCCAGGTGTGTGGCAGGGCGGCGCGGCCTCAGTGTCCGTGGGTGACGCACGTGATTTAGGTCTAGGCGTGCGTTTCGCAGAAGTGGGTAGTGGTGGGCGCCACTCACCTGCAAGACCAGGCCCCGGCTCTATGAGCCCGGGTTTCAGACTCCGACGCCACGGTAGGCTTACCAACCAGATGGAGAAAGCCGCGGCCGAAGCTTTGGATCCACTCTTCACGAGCGGTGGTCAGACCTCCTCGGGGATTGTGGGTACTTGGATTAGGTTAATCCAGGAGGCGAAAGGAGTAAAGCTCGCACGAGGCGAGCGAGTCTTATGGTGGCGGGAGGAGCCGGAAGGCGAGAAGCCTGGCAAGGTGGGCGAAGATTGGATGATCGAACTGATCGCCGATGGCCGTACTCTGCTTGTCTCGTTGGTAGCATATACTTCGCTTGCGTCGTATGTTTGTTTCCGACCGAGGACAGCTGAGTTGGTCCCAGCCTTACGAACCAGAGCTATCCAGAAACTCCGTGACATTGATTATCCGGAGCATTTGAGCGGTCTCGTTGTCGGTGGCACTGTGGCATTTGCCATGCAGGTGCTGCCCAGCGAGATTCGCGCGTGGGATAGCATGGGTGGTGAGGCTGGTTGGCGGTCAGGACGGGCGTCTGGTTGGGTCTCGTCGCGCACCGTGCCTGAAACACACGTGAAGACCGGCTTTAGGGTCGCGAACGTGTGGGACAGGATGTGCGTGGCTATCGTCGGAGGCAAAACCTCTCGTGGCCGTGTGTTACCCCGGGCGGGTCCCTAGGCCTGCATCTCTGACACTGGCATTGGCGTTTGTTACGGTGATAGCAATTTCACCTATAGGGACGACGCCGTGGTGGAATTGCCAGCAGAGGAAGGCTTGAGGCTTGGGGGCTGTGACCCGGGGAAACGCAGGATGTACCGGTGCTACGTGCCGGCGGTAGAGGGGTGTTGGGCGCCTGCGGTTCATAGTAACTGCATACACAACGAGCGTGCCGCACTCTCTCTGAGGACGATGGGCGTTACGCCAGAGGACCCATTTTACGAGGGCGCATGGAATAAGCATGTGTTGGATCGGTTTCGGTCCATGCGCCTGATGACTAAGAGAATGGGACTCCAGCGTATGTCCAGGGAGGAAGTGGTCGCCACGTATTCCGGCGCGCTCCGGAGGCGTTATGAGGAAGCTATGCTTTCTCTGGATGATGAAGAGTTGACGAATGCTGACTTTAAGCTCAGGGCCTTCCTGAAAGGGGAGAAATTTGACCCACTAGCTAAGATCAGCAAACCGAGGATGATATGCCCTCGTTCGCCAAGATTCAATCTGGAGTTAGCCAGGTTCCTCAAGCCCCTAGAGCATCGCCTATGGAAGAAGTGGAAGTTCGGCCACGGAGTCCGTCCAACGAGAGTGAGCGGCAAGGGACTCAATAGCAGAGAGCGGGCGGCCCTCATTATGGACAAGATGGACAGCGTCGGTGACTGTCTGGTATTCGAGGTTGATGGGAAAGCTTTTGAGGCACACGTCACTAGGGAGCAGTTAATGCTTGAGCACCAGGTGTACAAGGCCGCGTTCCCCCATAACCCCGAGTTGAATGCTTTGCTTGCAACTCAGTTGGAACTGAAAGGCAAGACCGCTGGAG